GCCATAATTAGACTAATATCAAACTGTTCAGCATTAGCAAACAATGCATATGCAGATTGTAGTTCACCATCAGTTGCTACAAAATCATCAGTACCACCATCTAGAGAAATTGACAGAACAGCAGTTAGTGTTTTAAATGTTGCGCCAGCTGCAGCAGAACCCCAAGCAGTAGTACCAGTAACACCAGTAGGATGATCCATCCAGTAGATGTACTCTGAACGAGAATTTAATACGCTTTTATAGTAGTTATTAGTACCATCAGATTTCTTAGCATCGGATGCTTTAGAAACAAAAGCAAATTTTTCTAAGATAGTACCTTGCGTGCCAGACCATGCGCCATCTTCATCAACAACGACAATGTGCATTTCGTCTTGAGTACCACCAACGCTAGTAGCGAAAGTAGAAGTACCTGGAGCAGTATTAAAGTTATCTTTGTAAGTCCAAGTAGAGTAACCTACTGAGTCACAGATAGAAACTTTTAGAGAGTTACCTAGAGCACCTGGATACTTAGCAGCAAATTCACCAACAGTGCCAGCACCATTAGCAAAAGAAGCGATATAGTCAGTGCTATTATTGATCTTAACACCACCAGTTGTAATGGCAGCAGTAAACGTAGCACCGCTACCTGCACCGCCAGAAATAGTAACTGTAGGAGCAGAAGTGTAACCAGTACCAGCATTGGTAATAGTTAAAGTAGTAACTGTAGAAGCAGCAATAGTAACTGAACCGATAGTAGCACCAGTACCAGAACCTACGTTACCAATAGTAGCAGTAGGAGCAGAAGTGTAACCTGAACCAGCAGTAACAATAACCACAGCAGTAATTACACCGCTAGAAACTGTAAGTGTACCAGTAGCAGTAACACCACCAGCAACCTGAGGTGCGCTAAAAGTAATAGTTGGAGTTGTGTAACCAGTACCACCAGCAGAAACAGTTGCTGCAGTAACAGCACCGCCAGAAATAGCAACAGTACCAGTGGCATTAATACCACCAGCAACATCAGGTGCGCTAAAAGTTGCTGTTGGAGCTGATGTATAACCAGATCCAGGAGCAGTTCTAGTAACAGAAGTAACAGTACCTGATAGAGAAGCTACAGCGTTTCGTGCACCAACAGCGTCAGCACGAGCAACTAATAGTGCATTAGTATAAGATAGGAAGTTTGCTGCAGTAAAGAAAGATTTAAAGTTTCCGTCAACTGGCTTACCGAAGATAGAAACGAGTTCATTCTCTGAGGTAACCTGAGTTGGGGACATAACTGGACCCCATTGGAAAGCACCAGCAAAAGCACCACGACTAGTAGATACTGCTGGAACGATCGCTGAAAAATCTTTTTCTACGACTGCAACGCCTGGAGATAATTGGAAAGGCATTGTAATTCTCCTTGTTAATAAGTTTTACTTTTAGACAGAAATCTTGTCTACCATTTATTTAGTTTTTCTTGGTTTTCTCAAAAATTCAATGGTTCTTTATCGCCATTTCCATCATCATAGAACCCAAAAGGAGTAAGTTCATCCTCAATTGCTTGAATCTGTTTTTCATACATAATAGTTCTTAGGTTTATGTTATTTAGGTCTTTAAAATATGGCTGAGTTGTCAACCAACCGAAAAGAACTAATGGCATAACCAAGTCATCATGGTACCCCTCATCCGCTTCATAGGATCCTTTTTTCTCAATAAAAGTAGAGATTTCAGAGATCGTATCCGCATCAGTGATTAATAATTTATTTTCTTCGACTAAAGACTTAAAGTTGTGACACCCAATTCGTTTAATCTTCTTATCGGTATTGACACCCAGTTGAGTTTTACCTCCACCAAAACCAGCACCGACATACTGCCCATTTGTTTGACGATTGACGAACAGAATATTCTCGTACTCTAGTTCGTTATACAAGATATGGGCAACTTGTTCGCTTACGTTTATCTCTAGTAAGAGATACGCTTCATTATATTCTTTGCCTATTTTGTATAAGACATTAGGATATAACAAAGGACTAATGTTATTGCTTCTATATTTTGCAACAACACGATATGGAGACTCAGTAATATCAATCACTTGGAATGCTGAATAGTCACCACCAACACCTTTGGCCACGTCAGCCACTAAACAATACGTATGTCCAGCGGATGGTCTGACGTAAACATCTAATCCATCTTTCTCGTGGATTCTTGGATCTATTGGCATCTTAGCAATAACGTCTGCGGAAATTAAAGTTAAACTAGAACCAAGGAATTTACACGCAACCTCTTGGTTATATTTAAGTTCACCAAGCATTGCTTTCTGTTCAGCTGCCCACTTCTCGTCACGACCTGGGATTTCCCAATAAGGAATGAACAATGGCGTAAATCCATTACGACCATTTTCAGCATCATTCCAGAATTTCCAGAAGTGATTATATCCAAGTGGTGTAGAACTTAGTAGAATCTTTGTAGTTTCACCAGCAGAAATAGTTGGGTAAACTGAAGTAAAGAATTCTTCTGCTACGTTATTTGGAATAATTGCAGCTTCGTCAACGTATAACATATTAACAGACTTACCACGAATACCAGAAGTAGATGTGGCAGCAGTGAAAACTTTAGAACCATTTTCTAATTCAATGTCACCTTTGTTCCAAGTAGTGACACCTTGTTGCATCCATAGTGGAAGCAACTCGTACATAGTTTGATAACGATCTAATACTTCTCTTGCAGCAGTTGCTTTATTTGCCAAGATCGCTACGGTTTTACTCGCTTGGAATAAAGTATACCATAAGATATATGCGGCAGAAGTAGTTGTCTTACCTTGTTGACGACCTTCCATAAGAATGATACGTCTGTTATTATGCATAACATGTAACTTATTCTTCTGACAATCATATAACTTAAACAGCTGTAAACCATGATCAAGAGTAACAATATAACAATAATTTTCAATAAAGTAAATATAATCTTGGGAACACTTTATATACTCTTGGATGTTCTCTGGAGTAAAATCAACAACAACACCAGCAGCTTTTAAGTTCGAATTCGAATTATATATTTCAGCCAATTATAATCCTTCGCCAGACCACTGTTCCGAAGTAACTGTTGCGGTTGTAATATTACCCGTAGCAACATATACTCTGTTTGCACCAGTTGATTCATTTTGCCCGATGTTGGCATTAACTTCAGTAATAATACCTTGATCAGAAACTGGACCAAATAAGTTAAGTTTCATTTGGAAATTTAATGTATGAGTAACGAACCTTCTATCTTGAAAATTACCATCATACTCATCAACAACACTTACGCTCTCTAAAATAATAGGAACGTCCATTGTAATACCCATCGAAGGAACTACGTTAACTGCCAAAGTATATTCTGGAGTAAACGTAGGTAGGATTTGTTCAATAATTTGTAGACCATCTTCTTGAGTTTTTGTCAAGATATAAAGCGATATATCCACATTATATGGAACTGGTGTATACACAGTTGGCTTTGTGCTGTTAGATACATCAGTTTTAATTTGTTGCATGCGATTCAACTTACGAGAAGAATCATATGCGTAACTATTAATTTCAAAAGACATTCTTGGTAACGTAACCATAGTTACATTATTTTCTACATCAGGTTGCTGCTCTAAACGAACTAACCATTTTTCTTTTGGTGCATAAGAAAGTGGAACTTGTAAACGCTGAATAGTAGTACCAGCAACAGAGTCGCCTTGTTTACGATCAATATAAATGTCACTGAATAAACGACCGAAAGCCACAATGGCTTTTCTTATAGAACCATGGTAATAAACATTTCCATTAAGCATTGTTTATTTCTCCGAATGGATTCTGATCATCAAAGTTAATAACACCAGTAGCTGCATCTTTGAAAGAATCATTTTCGCCAAAGCCATCAGAGGATTTCTTAATATCAATATCAAGAGTAGTTGTTGCTGCAGCACCAGTACCACCACCACCAGTAAAACTAACAACTGGAGCAGTTTGATAGCCAGTACCTTGATTAGTAATAGTTACACCAGTAATCTTATTAAGATTAGTTCCAGATGTTCCTCTAATTGCTGTTGCAGTAGCACCGATACCAGTAGAACTTATAAGGGTAACTGTTGGAACAGAAGTATATCCTGTGCCACTATTTGTCATTGTAATGGTTGCCACTCTACCGTGAATATTTCTAGTTGTATTAGTACTGAATGTTTTAAGAGATTCAAACGTATCAATCTCAGCGATACCAGTATCGATTCTTTCTGAAGAGTACTGGAATAGTTCAACTTGAAGTTTGTAAACATATAGTTTACCAAGTTGATAGAATGGATCTTGATGCTGAACGAATTTAAGTTCAAACAAACTACCAGTGAGTGGAAAGTAAATTAAATCGCCTTCGTTTGGACGAGAAGGTATTTGAGTTTGACCATAACGACCAACTAATTGTTCCCAACGTCTACGAGCAACTACCAGAGTTGCAGACTGTTCAATCATTAAACCAAACTTCTGAATAAACGCACCTTGTCCACCAAACGAGTCTACGTTCTCAAAGTACATCTCAATAGGAAATGCAGTTTTAAATTGAGAAAGGCGATCTTCACCGAGAACATTATCCTTAGATACTAAGGATCTTGGAATGTAGAATATTTCATTACCATAAATCTTTAGCGATTCAATGATAATATCTTCAATCAGGTGCTGTTCGTTTTTAGTTCCCTGAGAAAAATATACATTTGTTGTTGACATTTTATCCTAAGAAGAATTCTAGAGGAGCAGATTTATTTTGCAGTTCGTCTTCTAAGATTTGAATTTCAGTCATGGCTTCAGCATATAACTTATCGCCATCTAATGTTACGCCACCTGGAAGTTGTAGACCTGTAAATTTCTTTAGGTTAGTACCCCATTGACGTTTGAATTGAGCAACAGTATAACGCTTGATCCAATTCTCATTCCATACCTTTGAGAACTCAGCTGGATCTAAAGCACGATATGCGTAGACAATAATGTAATCACCGAATGATACATCGGATTGCCAGTTAATATCTAGATACAAACGATTTTGTAAACGATTGAAACGATACAGTGTATGACCATTTAACTCTAAGTCTAATAAAGCCAAATGACCCATAACAGTTTTAAAATAAATGATTGATGTAGAAGTTAAATCATACAAATCATTTAAGCGTAATTGATACTGTAAGTCGAAGATATTCTTTGAAGAAGA